TATTAAGAAAAGAATATGGTATCAATACTATTGGTTTTTACATCATTAAGAATTTACGTAGAATGTGGGACCTAGAATCAATGATAGGTAAATACAAAGATTGGAACGATAAGCAAACTAAAATTCTAAAACTTAAAAAACAATTTAGTAAAGAGAAGTGTGCTGACGCTGTAAAAGATGGCTACAATAGATACTTCTTATTAAATGGTAAAGATTTAGGCGTAGAGAATGCTGACCTTTCTGGTGTAAATGAGAATATGAAAGCTGGTAAGATTAAACAATTGTTCAGTAAATCAATGAAAGGCCGAATCGTTTCCAGATCACTATTAAACAAATTCATACAGGAGGTAGCTTAGATGTCAACGGATCCAACGTTTTTTAGGGGCTTGACTTCTATACCAAATATGATAGGATATACCAATAATAACTATGAAAAAGGAGAAAAACACTATGTTAAACACTAAACAACAAGAGTTTGTTAAACACGCTTTAGAGAAGTTTGGCAAATCTCAATTAACTGTTGATGAGTTGAAACAAGCAAACAAAAAGTTTGGTTGTAAGTATGCTCCACAATGGCTAATTAAAAATAAAGATTACAAAGTTGGTAAGTCTTTATTCAAATTGCCTGTAAATGGCGAATCTCAATCAGTTGCTGTTAAGAAAACAGCCAATACTGAAAGTGAGAAAATCTTAGCACCAGTTAATGAAACTAAAAAAGAAGCTGCTTATGTGGTGTCTTCTTTAGTTGGCGACATTGTTCCTAAAAAAGATCCAGTGTTCGTATCATTTGGTAACTATCCAGATTTAAAGTCTATTATTAAATCTAATAGATTCTATCCTGTGTTTATTACAGGTCTTTCTGGTAACGGTAAAACTATGGGTGTTACCCAAGCATGTGCTGAAGCTAAAAAAGAATTAATCAGAGTTAATATTACTATTGAAACGGATGAAGATGATCTGTTAGGTGGTTATAGACTTAAAGATGGCCAAACTGTATGGCAGAATGGTCCTGTTATTGAGGCTATGGAGAGAGGCGCTCTTCTTTTACTTGATGAGATTGACTTAGCAAGTAATAAGATTATGTGTTTACAACCAATATTAGAAGGCTCTGGTGTCTTTGTTAAAAAGATTAACAAGTTTATCAAACCTGCTAATGGGTTCAATGTTATCGCTACTGCCAATACTAAAGGTCAAGGTAGTGAAGACGGTAAATTTATTGGTACAAACGTACTTAATGAGGCTTTCTTGGAAAGATTTCCAATTACGTTTGAACAGAAATATCCGTCTGTTAATATTGAGAAAAAAATATTAAACAATACCTTAAAGTCTTATGGTAAATCAGATGTTAAGTTTGTAGATAAGTTAACTACATGGGCTGATGTTATCAGAAAAACATACTTTGATGGTGGTGTTGATGAGATTATCTCTACAAGAAGATTAGTCCACATAACACAAGCTTATTCAATCTTTGACAATAAGATGAAGGCTGTACAAATGTGTACTAATAGATTTGATGATGATACAAAAAATTCGTTTGTTGAACTATACACTAAAGTTGACGCTGGTGCCAATGTTGAAGACATTATGGAAGACCAGAGAAAAGCTGAGGTAGAGGCACAAACGAATGACAATGATAGTGAGTCGGATGACGAAGTTATCTAAATCTATCAAACATAGTGTAGTCCTAGGTGGAGGGGTAGTGCCCTCCACCACTATTACACTTATAGGAGAGGAGGTAAAATAATTGTCAATTACGATACAAGTCAGGAACGGAAACGTAGAGCAGGCTTTGAGAGTTTTAAAGAAGAAACTTCAAAAAGATGGCCTATTAAAAGAATTAAAGATGAAACAATACTTTGAAAAACCGTCAGAGAAAAAAAGACGTAAGAAAAAAGAGGGTATTGCTAACTTCAAAAAGAAGCAAAAGAAGCTAAAATTAACCAGAGGTTATTAGATTTTTACGCCAATGTTGATGTATATATATTATTGTAGGCAGCTCGTAAGTCCTACGGCGTAAAGAGCCCGATAGTTTATCGGTGTCGCTAAAACCGTGACTTTTGGCAGTTTAACTCGGTGATAAAAAAAACTGCCCTTATAGGTTGTAATTTTCAGATTAGTACCTATATAAATAATAATAGATCGCCATAAAGGGATCTATAAAATGAAACTCGCTTATAACAAAGGAGGTTTTTATGACCAATAAAGCAATTTCAATTTTCAATCAATTAAGACCATTATCAGTAGGATATGATGATGTATTTGACCATTTTGAGTCAATGTTTAATCATCAATATGACAGTATAAGTCAGCCTAATTACCCACCTTATAACATAGTAAAGACAGGTAAATACAACTATGATATACAGGTTGCCTTAGCAGGCTATGGTAAAAAAGATGTTGATGTGTCTTTTGAGAATAGTGTCCTAACAATCAAGTCTGTAAAAGATAAAGACGAAAAAGAGGTTGAGGACAATGATGGTGTACTACATAAAGGTATCGCCAAAAGAATGTTCTCTAAATCTTTTACTATCGCCGAAGATGTAGAAATCAAAGGTGCTGAGTTAAAAGATGGTCTTTTAGTGGTGTCTATGGAAAGAATTATTCCAGACCACAAAAAAGCTAGAACAATCACAATTAAATAATTAATCCTGAAAGGCGGAGAGCATTGACTTTCCGCCTTTTTTAATATATAATGAATTTATGTTTAGTTATCTAGGTGGTAAAAAGTTTCAGGCAAAGTGGATTGCCAGACATTTTCCAAAACACAAAACTTATGTTGAGCCATTTGGTGGTGCCTATTGGGTTTACTTTGTAGCCAATCATCAAATAGACCAAGCTCATACAAATGTCTATAATGACTTCAATAAAGATATAGCAAATATATTTTATTGTGCCAGATATGATGATAGAAAATTTTTAAAGTCTTTATTATCTTATGAAGACCAAAACAAAGAACTCTTTAATCAATTTAAAAAAGAATTATTCCCTTTAACTACAGACTTTGAATTAGGTGATGTTGATAGAGCTACAAAATATTTGTATCTACAAACACAAAGTTTTTCAGGAGACACCTTAACCGAGAAAACAAAATTTGTAGATTTAAAAGGTAAATACCGTTCAAAATACCTACACTTTATAGATAAGATTTCAAACAAGAAGTGGTTATATCATATCAAAGGTATTAGTAAAATACATAACGAATCATATGAGAATATTATTGACCAATATGATTCACCAGATACATTATTTTATTGTGATCCACCATATTATAAAATGGAAGATTACTATGTACAGGACTTTAAAAGAAGCCAACACGAAGACCTGGCTAATTATTTAAAGTTTATTAACGGTAAGTTTGTTTTATCTTACTATGACTTTCCTTTACTATCGGAGTGGTTTCCAAAAGACAAATACCATTGGGTTACTAAAGAGTTTAGTAAGGCCAATAGTACAAAGTCAAAGAAAAAGACTACCAGTAGAGGCAAAGAAATATTAATTATGAACTTCAAACCAGCATTGACTTTGGAGTGAGTTTATGATATATTATAAAAATGCGGGTATCGTATAAAAGTATTACGGTGGGTTACCAACTCACAGACGTAGGAGCGTTACCTACTACCCGCTCCAAAAATTGAAGGGAAAATATATGATGTTACCAAAAGTAAATTTTAAAGTAAGAGAAGGCGATATAGATGAAGCTGGTGGTTGTACGTTTGATAATGGCAAGTGGACAACAAAAACAACAGATGATTATTTCAAAGGTAAAAAAGTAATAGTATTCAGTTTACCTGGAGCATTTACACCTACATGTACGTCACAACAATTACCAGGTTTTGAGGCAAATTGGCCTAATTTCCAAGAACATTTTATAGATGAGATATACTGTATATCAGTAAATGATTCTTTTGTTATG